GCGTCATCCTTATCATCACCATTATTGGCTAATGAGATGGATGTGTCCTTGTCATCAGCAGCCTTCCAACCCGGGAAGATTATCCTCTTCCACTTTGCTTGCCAAGGTAGCTGCCCTTCATCTCCCTCAGCATTGAATATGACATCCCTACTTTCACCTTTTGCTTGAGACATAACTGATTGTATCGCGCGCAACCAGATTAGTCTATAGACCTTATGATCCTGAATACCCCAGTCCTCTGACTCTGGAAGCTTCATGAGGTCAAAGTGAGTCGGGCGTATTGCCTCATGAGCTTCTTGTGCTTGAACTGCCCCCTGATTTCCCCCTGCAGCTTTCTTCTTAGGAGTGTCAGGCCCTAAATACAGTTTCCCCCACTTGGATTCAATGACTTTTCTTGCATCCAATACTGCTTCTTCACTGATTGTGGTCTGATCAGTTCTCATGTAAGTAATATGACCAGACTCATACAGTTTCTGAGCGATTTGCATTGTCCTTTTTGGAGAACAGTGATATAGATTACTAACCTGTTGCTGTAGTGTACTAGTCATCAGAGCCAAAGGTGGATTTTCCGTCCAAGGCTTTGTAACTGCAGAATGGATAGTCGCATTTTTCTCATTTGAATGGTTCTCCAGATAATTCAGCGCAGATTCTTCGTCGCTCAGCGGGTCTATCATAGAAGCTGGCCATCCATTCCATACTCCCTTAATTGTCCAAGACAGTTCTGAGGTGAATTTTTCAATAGATGCCTCTCTCTCACATACAAGTCTTAGTGCAGGTGTCTGACACCTTCCCGCACTTAGAGCTGCCCCCCCTCCCAAATTTTTCCAGAGTAATGGTGAGATAGTGAATCCAACCATCATATCAAGCATTGCACGAGATTGCTGAGAATGCACGCGATTCATGTCAATGACTCTTGGTTTAGATACTGCATCAAGTACTGCATTACTTGTTATCTCGCGAAATGCAGAACGGGGGTTCGTCTTAGGATCAAGCTTTAGTAATACTGCAAGGCTGTATGCTATTGCTTCCCCCTCACGATCATCATCTGAGCAGAGGATTACCTTAGTGGCATCTTTTGCAGCGGCCTTGAGATTAGCAATAGTCTTTGCCTTTTCCTTCATGAACTCATATGTAGGTTCAAAATTCTTCTGAATACCTACTGAGTTAATATCCTGTACGAGTGAGCGAATATGACCCATAGACGCGATAACCCTGTAATTGGATCCCAGGAATCCTTGGATTTTAGAGCATTTAGCAGGCGATTCAACAATCAGTAGGTTCATGTGTGTAGTTTAGCACATGCGCATTTAGTAATTCATTTTTAGTGGTAGAGCATAATTAGATGGATAGACCAAATACGTCTTCCGAAGGTTCATTATTTGAGTTGGTTGCTAGGGGGCAGAAAGATAAATATTTTATGAGTCCGGAAAAGACTGCATACGTACCGTTTTCTTACAATATGGACACTTGGCCTGCAACTCTTGATGAGACCAGGCAACATCAGCCGATGAATATGGTTGACTTTGGTCGTACTGTGGAATGGGAACTAGACACCTTTGGCGATTTGTTAGTGGCAGCATCATTCCGTATCGATCTTCCATCGTGGCTACCTATTGCAGTTGCACCTCTTAATAAAAAATCCATTATAGCCGACGCGTCAGGTACACGATATGGGTATACGCGTGGAATTGGCGCCTTTCTGTTTGAACAAATACAGTTCTACCAAGATCAGCTTTTGCTACAGGAGTTTTCAGGAGACTTCCTGTATGCATGGGCACACTTACATGGTACACTCAATCAAGAGACACTGGCTTTGAGTGAATTTGGATCACATTCAGGATCCCCTCAGGATATACAGAGGAATGCAACACCAAATAGGCTTACATTACGACTACCGCTGATAGGCTGTAGTAATGTGGACGATGGGGGGTTCCCTTTTGTTGCAGTTCCAGGACAAAAGTACAGAATTCGTATTAAGATAAGACGACTTGAAGACCTTGTAGAGGCATCAGATAATTCAATCAAGCCAGCTCCCTGGAACAGGAGTGATCTCAGACAGACAGGGGCAGATGGTATTACTACGCCTATTGTACCTTATACTAGAGAACAGATTGGTAAGCCACTGTTAACTTTAGAGACTACTCAGCGATATGTTCGTCAGGATGTACAAGAACTTCTTAAGGTTACATCTAATCAGATCCCATTCATAAGGCCATTTGAAAATGTTCTGAGTCTGGATTCTGCAGATTATATTGCAGTTGAAAAGGGTGTAGCATCATTCATAACAAAGCGTATAGACGGAAGGCATCCAGCAGAGTCTATAGTTATAATGTTTCAATCAGACTATTGGATTGAAAGGAACCAGTTGTGGAACCTTATAAATCCACTTAATAACTCTACATACTATAACACGATTAAGTTGCTTGTAGCAGGTAGGGAGCGTGAATCCGAGTGGGATGCAACGGTTTGGGGGGGAGTATCACCGTATACGAAATCTGAGAAGTGCCCTGGCATTCCTTTGAGCTTAATATCATTTACATACGGCCCATCATTTGGTTATAGGGCTCCTGAAAAAAGGAGGCCATCGGGCAGTTTGAATTTCTCAAATGCAGATAGGCCTACATTATGGTTAAATATTACTGATACCTTACCAGCATCAACTGGTAAAAAGAAGGTTGTATTAAGAGTTGTGACTGTTGGATGGGGTCTTTATGATGTTAAAGACAATCGTGGTACACTAGTATTTTCTAACTAATCTTCCTTCTTCTCATTATCAATCTCGTCAATAATACCTCTAAACTGGCTAATGAGCTCATGAACTTTAGTAGTTTCAGGCTCTGGTCCATCCTTATAGACTGATTCAACTGATATATCTGATATATCAGATACATCAGAATCGTTGGAATCCCTTGATGTATCACAGTCACTATCCATTTCATCCTTTAGTAGTTTGTTTGTTATACAGCGACGCGTGTAGTCAAGGAACGTATATACATAGTATGAGAAACATGCCCAACCTCCGATATATGCAATAATCGTCAATTCAAAGCTTACTGAACCTACAATAAGGATAAGAAAGCCAATATTGCTAATAATAAAGCTTGTAAGACCGAGTCTTGTATCTGGAATAATTCGCTTGTTATTATTCCTGCTACATTCAACCATATCAGTATCTGATGTGTCTAACAAGTAAGAATACCCAGTCATAATGATATACACTAGCGCATTCGAGCTAATTCGTCAATTTTATGCATTGAATTGCTTAAAGTTGTAGACATAACAATATATATACTAGTTTCAATATGACTACATCATATCGTCTTGAGCTTGTTGTGACTAAAGAGGGTCAGTCATATTACCCCCCAGTGGGTACTGTAGAGAAACTATCTTCAGACAATGCGGGGTACGATTTGAAGGTTGTTGTAAATCAAGTGCCTACGGATACCGCAAAGCTTGTACCTCTTGGTGTAAAGGCACGTATGGTTACCCTTCCAGATGGGCAAGATTGCCATTTCACACTTGAGCCTAGGTCTTCCATTTATAAGACTGGATTCATGATGGCAAACGGTAGGGGTATCATCGATAAGACGTATCGTGGACAATTAATGGCACCCGTGATTACAGTGAGTTTAATTGGTCAGACTAGTATTGAGGCAGGCACCCGATTGTTCCAGATTATTGCACCTGGATTAGGTCATATCGCAGAAGTTGCCTACGTAGACTCCTTGCCAGATTCAGTGCGTGGTGAAGGTGGATTTGGAAGCACTGGGAATAAGTAGATGGACTTGAGGACAAAAAACGCATACGGTACAAGTCAACCAAGGGGGTCTGCAACAACCTTGATTGATTTGGTCACAAGAGATGACCAAGATGCTAATTTTTTCCCAACAAACGCAAAGACCACTAGGTTTACACGGGACGAGGGTGTACGAACCGTACCATTTTCCACCATTTTCCGCGAATTTACATTTAGGGGGCCTGCTGAATTTGGTCAGACCTTTACATTTGAATTGGGGCATACTGCATGTGGAGACCTAATACAGGGTCTATTCATACAGGTGCGCCTAGGTGATTGGCTCACGTCTCTTGATAGGGAAAGGCTGAGATGTGGACTGTATGAATTTTTAGAAAAAAAGACTGCATGGACATACATTAATTCCTTGGGTACCGCATTGCTTAATGAGGCAACCTTGGAAGTAGATGATCAGATTTTAGAAAAGATAACCGGTGATTCTTCTAATGTAGTCTCACTATTATTTCCAGATCTCAATACTCAGATTGGTATGGCAGACGTAAATGGACGTGTTAGCATGCCTGAATTA